GTATCTGCTGAGCAAGACTATTCCGAGTCGGGAATGGAAATCTATGGAGCAACTAAATTTGCCACCGATGGCACCTATGTAGATGAGCCAATAGATCAGGAATTCCTAAACCTTATTGAATGCCTAGTTGATGAGGATATGTACGAGTACACTCCTAATGGAGAGCAGAGTGAGACTAAGGAAGAATTGATTGATATGTATTACCCTATTTGGAAATTAGAAAACAATAAATAAGCATATGAAGACAATACACTATGTAATGGTTGCCCACGAATTGAGTGGTGAAAGCGAGATTATGTTCTTTGAATCGGAATATGTAGCAGAAAAAGAGGTGGAAGAGTTCTTGTCAGATATTGAGAACTTTGTAGACCTTGAGATTGATACAGTACAAGAAAAGAACTACAGGAGTATGTACATCAATGATGTGCCTGAATTTGAGTATTGCAGTGTCTATGTAGAGGTTGGCAAAATCATTGCCGAGGATACCCACGACTACTACTTTGTCAATTTTGCACCAAGCATCTATGATTCATATGTAAAGACTGACACAAAGGAGAATATACTTGCAGAGGTTAAAAGTTGGGAAGAAAGCCATACTCAGTTTGATCAGGAGGTTACAGAGTCGGAGAATGAGATACAAATACATTTCCACCTCAAGTTTATGGATGCCATTGATACAATTAGAGCTGGTAAAATCATAACAATATAATGGAAAGCATTTACCAAAGCAGTATAGCACAGCAGTTGATGATGGCATCACTGCTAGTGCTGGTCCTAATATGGACATTGATAATATTATTTATAATTTTTAATAAAAACACAAATGACTAAGATAATAGAGCAATTTAAGACAATGATTGAGTCTTGTTTCACCTACGGTGGTGCAGACAGAGACACCTACAACTACCAAAGATACATTCAAGACTACAGGAAGCACTTTGGTGAAGAGATGTTCAACAAGGTGTATGAAGAGCATCTTGACTACCTAAAAACCAATGCAACGATAGAACACAATGTGTATACCGATGCCGAGGGATGCAGTTACAATTCACTTAAAATTAATAAATAATCATATGAACATTTTTAAAATTTGCACTACAGCATACAGCGAAGAAGATTTCTTCATTATGACAGACTTGGTTTCTAGCCAAGTTTACAAAACACTTACCACTGCCAAGAATGAAAGAAGATATGAGTTTGACAATGATGAATTGGTGGCCATACTCAAGGACAAATACCCTCATCATATTATTGAACACTACACTGAAATTGAAAGGATAACAATATGAGTAAGGCAGTAGAAAACATTAATGACCAAGACCTGGTGGTATATTCCCCAGGGTTTGGTCCTATAACCGATGCAGAATTGTATTGTATTCCAACATCTGCCGACCCTCAGGAGGTAGAAGACCTTGATGAGGCTGAATTGAAGCAGATGATCAGGAATGCCTCAAGCTCTGGAGTCAATGAAGATATCTGCCTATTGATTGGCAAAACTATGAACGGTTACAAGATATGGATAGCAGATTTGTGGGATAAATTTGAGTTCTCACTTGCCAATGTAAAGGAGTTTGCTGTGCTGAGGAATCAAAGTTTTGTCTATGACTTGGAAGACCAAACCACACATCAAGCTTGTGATTTTATTTTTAACCAAACCAATGGAGATGTTGTAATCATTTCCCTAAATGACAAGGCTAAGGCCTGGTTTGAGTCTAAAGGTTATGTGACCGGCGGTGATGACAATATCTTTCCATTTGGTAAGTATGACAATGTTGATATAGAGAATAGTATGTATAGATTCAATAGGCATTCAATGTCTCTTAATGGGTTTGTATGCATAGTAAGATAGTTTGTTTGTTTATGTTTACTCCTGCTCCACTCACAAGGTGGGGTGGGAATTTTTTAATGAATTATGGAAAAGAAAAGTAAACCAATACCTCAGAAGATAGAGGTTACAATGCAAGAGATATGGAATGCTTGCAAACCTAAGATTACCAAAAATAAAAAGAAGTACAACCGAAAATCAAAGCAAAATGAAAAAGATGATTTACATAACGATTAACCCATTCACCCAAAGGTTAAAGTTTGAATGTGAGGACCAGAGGGTGGATGTTAGGTATGACAGCATAGAAGATTATTGGGGAAGCATAGAGCTCTATGGCTATAAGTTTGATTTCTGCCTCAATTATTCCAACCTCAACCTCAAGCAATGGAATGATATGCAAGACCTGATCAAGATTTACCCCAACAAGGACAACTTAATCTCACTGACAAATGAGTACAAAAAGAAGTGGGTTAAAATAATTTATTAAATTTATCATTGAAATGTCAATACAAAACATTAAATTTGTAATATGGAGCAAAAAAAGAAGCCAAGTGAGTGGTTCAAGGAACTACCACCAACAATCGGAAGAATAGCCACTGAGTCAATAGTGGAAGAGTTTAAAGACAAGAAGTATAACTCATTAGAAACGGCATTGGTATCAACATTTGTGTGGTCATCAAGCCCTATCGGATGGGAGTTTTGGAGCAAGGTAAATGTTTCACTACACTCAAAGGAATTATTAAATCAATTAGAAGTTGAAATGTTGGACTTTATTAAAACCCAAGCATAATGAATAAATTAGAAGAAAGATTTGATCAGGCTTACAAAGTATTAGTCTCCACCCATAAGTACAACCAGGCTGTCTTTGAGATGATTGAAAGTGGCTTAACCAAGGAACTTGTACAGCAAGTAAAGGATATGATATTCCTAGGCATAAAGAATGCTGGTGGCAAAGGTTTCAGTCCTAAGAACCAAATGGACTTAATGGAATTGTCATCCGAGTTTGATTGGTTGTTTTATGATGAAGATGACTATGTTGATGAAAACTTTATGAATGACACAGCAGATGAAATTCCCACCATCTTCACATTGATTTGCTACTATTTAATAACAATCTCAATACTAAATAGATGAACCAGGATGTATTAGTATGGGCATCCAAGGATACCGATATGAGCTTGCCAACATTTGTTTTGTTGACTATGAATGACCACTATGTATTAAGTGTGGTGCCATTAACAGAGATGATGACCCAAGCCGGTCAGTATTCGGTAACCTCAGCACTAATTATTGTAGCACCTAAAGATTAAGATTATGACAATAACAGAATTATTGATTGAAAGACTTGAGGGTCTTCACAAATTGATTGAAGAGACCGAGTATGACTCTCCTAGGGTAGATTCCCACATAGTGGAGGACAAAAGAATTATTGCTAAACTAACAAAGATGGAGGCATCGGAAGATGATAGTGAAGATGAAAGAAACTGATATCTTAATTTTATCGGTTCTGGCGATATGTTTTATCCCATCCGTTTTCAGTCGTTGGAGCAAAAAGACTGCTCGACCAAATGCTTTATTATTTTTAGGTTTATTATTAACAACATCAACATTATTTTTCATATGGACATTGTAAAAAAGTTTAATGATCAGGGTTTATTATTTATCAATCAAAGTCAGAAAATAATAAATGGAAGCCCCTATTGGGGTGTGTTTCGCAGAAAGATGAGGTTTTCTGCCGACCAACTCAACTCAGCAGAGTTAGAGCAATTGTTTGTGGCAATGAAACTCAAGGAAAACAAACTAGACTCAGCATTCATCATAACCGAAGGGTGGGATACTGAAATAGATGTAAACCTGGTAGACCTAATGCCCAAGGAAAAGTACACCGAGGATGATGCCCGGTCTATATCATTGGCAAGGAGTGAGTCTACTTTCTTTGATATTGAAACATCAAAAGAGATCATGATCAAAGATTTAAACATTAAATTATAACTATGAACAAGTCAGATTTAACCAGGGACCTACTATTAGTCCTATTATTCATAAGCTTTGGATGTACCATAGGGTACTTTACCAACCGTATGACCACAGAGGATACCATCCGAAAGTTACAATCAAAGATAAGCGAAATAGAGTGTGAGGACAGCCTCAATGATGTCTGCTTACAGAATATGATTGACAAGAGTCATATCAAGTTCTCCTATATTGTAATGGCACAAGCCAAGCTGGAAAGTGCTTTATACACATCCCAATTATCAAAGAACAACAAGAATATCTTTGGTATGAAAGTCCCGGCCTCAAGGTTTACATTTGCTACGAACTGGCACGATTGTGGAAGTTATGCTAAGTACGAGTCATTCCAGGATTGTGTTTATGACTATAAGGCCTGGCAAATGCAATGTGCTTACCTTGTAAATGACGAAGAGCATTACTTTGAGTTGCTTGGAAAGGCATACGCCCAAGACCCTGAATACGTGGCTAAACTAAAAAAGATTATATCAACAAAGTAAGGTTATAGGCTGACTTTTACGCCACAAAGGTCAGCCTATAAACTGACAAAACTTGCAAAAATTACAAGTTTTGATAATTTAAAGGAGGTTAAAAATGAAATATATTAAACTGCCAGTACTTTGGCAAGACAAAGACATAGCTCTATTGGAGGATCTGGGTATAGAAACCGATTACGACCAAGCTACAACAAAAGAGGTGTACATGAATAGGAATGAAGTAAAATGGTTCTATTCCGACAAAGATATAAGATACACATGCATACATTTAGAACACACAGAGATGGTTGTGTGCATGCCAATTCAAGATTTTATAGAAATAATTACGGAGGTAACAAATGAATGAAATAGAAGTATTCGTCAATCGACTTAAAAAGATTGGCATCGAAATTGAACTAATAGGTAACTACCCATGGATTTATCTTGAAAGGGTAAACGGCAACAGAGTCAAGCGAGAAGACTGGATTAATGCCAACCACGGGTACTGCGTTGCTTGGTCTGGAGCAAGACTCGGTACTAAGCCACACCTTAACTGGCCAGATATTAAACATACATTTAAAATAATAAGGAAATACAGATGAAACAAACAGCAGTAGAATGGTTATTTAACCAAATTCAAAAGGACATAATTGGACTTGAATATGACTATGCAGATGAATTAAATCAAGCAAAAGAAATGGAGAAGGAACAAAATACCAAAACACTTGACGAAAAAATTTTTAGCTTGGCTAACGAATTTGCAGTGAAAGGATATGGGGATATAGCAGTTAGACTACATTCTATTCATAATTTATTTTTAAAACAACAAGACGAAACACATGGAGGTAACAAATGAGTAATTTTAAGATAGATTTTTTCGAGCTTTGCTTTCTAGCAGAAGCTTGTATTCCGCCAAAACCTATAGCAAGGACTATGTTTTGGCAGAATTTAACCAATGCGTACTACAACCAAATGACTGGACATGAAAGAGTTAGGTTGTTTGAGCTAATGAAAAGGAACTCTTGGTATGAGGAGAGTTTAGCAACACAGGAAGACACCCAAATATTCCACGCTAGGTTTGACCCCGACAACCAATACATAGTCAGGACAAACTACAACGGAGAGATAGGAGAATGGGATGCGTTTAAAAGAAACGACAAGTACTACACCTCTGCAACCAAGTCAATAATAGAAGATTACATAACAAAAATAGAAAAGAATGAAGAAGGTAAAATTTAAAAACAGGTACGGTGACGTTATCAAGTTTGAGCGTATTGCAGATGACAAGGTTAAGATGACTGGCTACCTTGTGCAGCAGATTAGGTGTGGGGTATCAAGAGACACCTCAGTACTAGAGATGGTTGATCCAAACGGAGGACCAATGATTCAAATTGGGACAGACCTTTCAGAGTTCGGCTCAAGCGGTGTAGTCAAGAGTATTACACTTACAAAAGAGTCTTGTGTATTTACTATCCAGGAGCTATTAAATTAGCACAAAGCCTCGGTGAATTAGCAACTCACTGAGGCTCAATATGGTTTTTTATATCATATTTTTTCAGTATCTTTGCTATCTTTCACTAATAATTTTTTAACAATGACAACAGAAACACCGTGGGGTGAGATAGGCTACCTTGTCTATAAGCGTACCTATGCCCGCAGACTTAAAGAAAACCAAAAGGACTCACCAACAGAAGAGTTCCATCAGACAGTACAACGTGAGATTGATGCCTACCGAAAGCAATTAAAGGTTGGCTTCAATCAAAAAGAAGAAGAGGTTTACAGAAACTTAAGGTTATCTTTAAAGTTATCTCCTGCCGGAAGATTTATGTGGCAGTTAGGAACCAAGACAGTTGATAAACTTGGATTACCATCGCTACAGAATTGCGCCTTTGTTGTTGTTGATGAGCCAATCAGACCATTCACTTGGGCATTTGACCTATTGATGTTAGGATCAGGAGTTGGTTTCAATATCCAAAGAGAGCATGTCTACAAATTACCAAAGGTAAAGAAGAAGATTAAGGTGACCAGGTTTGACAGCAAGGATGCCGACTTTATTGTGCCAGACTCAAGAGAGGGTTGGGTTAAATTGCTAGGCAAAGTATTGAAAGCTGCATTCTATTCTGGTGAGGACTTCACTTATTCAACCCAATTAATCAGAAGCAAGGGTGCAATCATTTCAGGCTTCGGTGGTACAGCCTCTGGACCAGATGACTTGGTGAATGGACTTGATGACATCATTAAGATTCTAAACAACAGAGCAGGGAAGAAATTACAACCGATTGATTGTCTTGATATTATGAACATCATCGGAATGGTAGTTGTGGCTGGTAACGTGAGAAGGTCAGCTCAGTTGGCTATCGGTGACCCCGATGACATTGAGTTCTTGAAGGCAAAGAGATGGGACTTAGGTTCTATTCCTAACTGGAGGTCTATGTCTAACAACTCAGTAGCTGCCGAGAGCATTGAAGAATTGCCTAAAGAATTTTGGGATACCTATGAACAAGGTGAACCTTATGGCCTTATCAACCTTAGATTGTCTAGATTGATTGGAAGAACTGGTGATACAAGTCATCCTGATCCAGAGGTAATGGGCTTCAATCCTTGCGCTGAACAATCATTGGCCAACCACGAGACCTGCTGCTTGGCTGAGATTTATCTACCTAACATTGACAACTATGCAGAGATGCTTACTGCTTGTACATTTGCCTACAAGATTAACAAGCACTCATTATCTTTACATTGTTCTTTGAAAGAAACCGAGACAATTGTACATAGAATGATGCGTATGGGTATCGGTGTTACCGGTGTACTCCAGGCTACAAAACAACAATTAAGTTGGTTATCAAGTGCTTATGAATACTTGAGAGGTTTGGATGCCGAGTACTCTGCTAAGATGGGATGGCCTACATCGGTTAAATTAACAACAGTAAAGCCATCGGGAACTCTTAGTTTATTGGCTGGTGTTACTCCAGGAGCTCATCCATCCCCTGCTGGTCCTTACTACATTAGACGTGTACGTATGGCGTCCAACTCTCCATTGATTGACCTATGCCGTAAGAACGGATATCCAATCGAACCTCAGAGAAACTTTGATGGTAGCGAGGATAAGTCTACTATGGTTGTGTCGTTTCCTTGTAAGGTTGCTGAGAATGTACCTATTGCCGCCACCTACAGTTGGAAAGACCAAATGGATTTGGTTAGATGGTTGCAGAAGAACTGGTCAGACAATTCAGTATCGTGTACTATCTACTACACCAAGGACGAGTTGCCTGCAATTAAAGAGTACTTAGCTGAACACTACAGAGATGAAATTAAAACCGTATCATTCTTATTGAAGTCTGATCATGGTTTTGACCAAGCTCCATATGAGACAATCACCAAGGAATTTTATGAGCAGATGGCATCTAAGTGTACACCTATCAAGTCTGGTGAGATTGCAGAGGATGAGTTTACTATTGATGAATGTTCAACGGGTGCTTGCCCAATTAAATAAAATATGATAAGAGTAAGAGTGAAATCAGAAAGCCCGGAGTGCATGCCTATGTATGCACTCCAGGGTGACTCTGGGTTTGATTTAAAAGCCGCAGAGAGAGTAGAGTGTATCAATGGTAAGATGGCTATGGTAAGGCTAGGGGTCTCAATGGAGATTCCCGAAGGTTACGAGATTCAAATTCGTCCCAAATCTGGCCTATCTTCTAAGGGTATCATCTGTATGTTTGGAACTATAGACTCAGGTTACAGAGGAGAGTTCAAGGCTATGGTCTTGAATATGGGTCAGAACTATATGCACATCTTTGAGAAAGGAGACAAGGTTTGCCAAGGAGTTTTAGCCCCAGTATCTAGGGCAACATTCATTGAGACCGAAGATTTATCCACTGATACTCAGAGGGGTGAGAATGGATTCGGTTCTACAGGAAAATAATTTGGTAATTACAATTATTAGTGTTACATTTGCATATCAATTTTCAATTATTATTTAACTTTAATTATTTAAACTATGGCTTTAGGAACAAAGCAATCAGAAGGAAAGAAAGTCTACTTATCAGTAGTAGGCGGTAAATTAACTCAAAGATGCGAGGAGTCAACTCCAGGCGCAGTAAAGAGGGTGAACAAGATGGGCAAGGAAGTGTATGAATTACATCACAACTTCGTGTCTGGTATGATGACTGGCATTGCATTAAGAGAGAGTGCTGAGTTCGGAGATTCTTATGAGGTATTCTTGGAAGAGGTTGGGGAGGTTTATGTAATCAACATTCCTATCTCAGGTAGAGTTTCAAATGGTATCTTAAGTAGATTGCCTAACATTGACTTGACATCTCCTGTAGAGATTAGAACATTCATGATCACAGACAAGGAGTCTGGCAAAGAGAAATCATTCTCATCTGTTTATCAGAACGGACTAAAGATTGAACCAGCATTTACAAGAGAGAAGCCTAATGGTTTACCACCATTGGAACAGAAGAAAGTAAAGGGTCAGTTGGTATGGGACGACTCAGAACAGATTGAATTCTACAAAGAGTTGGTGAAGAAGACATTCTCTTCAAGACCAGCACCGGCCGTTATGTCTATGCCGGTTACAGAAATCGCAGAAGAAGTAGACTCTGACGACTTACCGTTTTAATTTAACTGCCCGGCATCATTCTGGTGTCGGGCTTATTTTTAATCATTAATTTACTTTATTATATGGAATGGACTTGGAAGACACATCTGCCGTTTGACACTAAAGACGGGCAGTGGCTAAAGAACTTAGCTTGGCATCGCCAAAAGAAAGATGATAAGGGTTTCTTATTTGTTGATGGGTACGACCCAGACAATATCATCGATTTAGGACAAAAGATTATGGATGAGAATGCATCCGCAGTTTACCAGGTAGTTAAGGTGGTAGAAAGAAAAGACCACCCTGGAAAGCCGGCCGGTAACAATGCTTACTTTATGGTTAAATGCGAAAGGATTCAATCATGAGTATCATAAGATGGTTCAAGAGCTGGTGGACAATGGAACTCAAAGATATCCACGTGCATGGCATCAATGAGATTGTAGGCACTTACAAAGATTGCTACGGAGATATTTATTATGTGAGAGTTCCTCATATACTTTTTTTTGATAAACGTATTAAACAATTTTAAAATGAAACAAAAAATAGAAGAAAAATTAGGTAAAATCTCTGCAAAGCCAAATGAAAGAATAAGTGTCAGTTGGGATGTAATGGATATTACGTGTTTTGTAACTTACACAGATCCAATAATCTCAGAAAACCCAATAACAAAAGGTCGTTTGCATGATCTTTTAGAAGGCGATGAAAGAAGTAAAAGCAAAGAAGCAGAGGAAGTCCCAAAGAATCCATTTGCAGCACCAGTAACATGGACAAGGGAAAGAGTCCCAGGTGAAATAAAGAAAGATGAAGCTGTCAATCATCCCAAACACTACAACGCACACCCATCAGGAGTTGAGTGCATAGATGTAGTAGAACACATGGGCTTCAATCTTGGTAATGCAATCAAGTATATCTGGAGAGCGGACCATAAAGGTAAGTCAAATCAGGATTTAGAGAAAGCAATTTGGTACATTCAAAGAGAATTAATTAGGAGGAACAAGAAATGAAAATTTTATTAGCCAATTTAATATCAATGCTTCAGTGGGTCATTGGGGCATATGCTTCGGTTTACTTCATAACACACCAACACACAGAGGAAAACGCTGTATGGATAGCTGTATCGTTCTGCTTAAGCCTACTGATATCGGTTCCTTTTTATCAACATACAGCTAACTTTTGGGAGGAAAAACTAAATGCATAATTTTGCTGAATACAATCCAAGTAACTTGGTTCCAAAGACTGGCCGTGTGCCTAAGCGCTTTGATGACAAAGGTGGCAATCGTTTCTATTACTTCTCCGAGAATGGGGAAGTAAAGATTGCGGCCGGTATTACTACATGGCTCAAATCTGTAGAGCCAGAGTCAAAGTTCTTGACTGACTGGAAACTTAAGTTCGGAAAGGACTGGAAGAAAGTCCTTAACCTAACAGCAGATGCAGGTACGATGATGCATGCTTGTATTGAACACATGCTCATCCACAACGAATGGCCACCACAACACATGATTGAAGAGGCTAGGTCTCATTCTATTAAGTTAAAAGAGTTTGACTCGTCTGTGTCTGAGAAGACCATTGAGAAGAACCTTATTAGCTTTCAGAAGTTCAGGGAGGACTACCAATTAGAGCCAGTGCTTATTGAGGCTAGACTTATTGTCTCAACAAAGTTCGGTTCTTACTATGCCTTAGCCCTTGACTTACTAGCCAAGTATACTGAGACCACAAAGACTACCACCCAGGTAGAGGATGGTGTGTACTCTAGAGGGCCAAAGAAGGGAGAAGTAAAGTACAAGGATGTGACTGAGGAGAAGTCTGTAAAGAAGATAGGGCTGTTTGACTTTAAGTCTAACCCAATGTCCAAGGACAAGAAGAGCTTCTACGATTCACATCTCTATCAATTACTAGGTGCAAGAAGAGCTGTTCACGAGAACTTTGGTGTGAAGGTTGACAATCTTTTTAACTGGTCACCTAATGGATGGATCTCAAAGGTTGGAGACTACACCCTACACAAGTGGAACTTTACTGCTGAGGACTTAAGACTATTTGAATTGTATGAAGAGTTGGCTCACTTAAGAGGAGCATTCAGACCCTCTGGTTCAATCGAGGTGTTTGAGAAATGGGAACCAGGTAAATCATCTCAGGAGTTGTACACCAAAGTGCCTTATGTTGAGTACGTTAAACTGTTAGAAAAACAGGAGGAGATGTTGTATGGCAACGAGGGGTAAATCAGCACGAGTAAAGGGTCACACCTTTGAGAGAGACATCGCACAGAAGTTTAGAGACTTAGGCTGGACGGATTGTGAAACCTCTAGGTTCGCATCCAAGAAGATGGACGATATGAAGGTTGACCTGGTTGAAACCCCACCGTTCTATGTACAATGTAAAGCTGTTGAGAATCTCGGTCCATTACACAACGTACTGGCTGAGATGCCAAAGAAGGATATGCTCAACATTGTATTCCACAAGAAGTCTAGAAAAGGAACTATTGTGGCAATGACTGAGGAGTCGTTCTGGGCATTGATAAAGATAGCCCATTTAAATAAATGATTCAACGTAAAAAGAAAATCTGTAAAGGCTGCGACACTGAGCAGTACCTCTTCTCCAAGGGGTATTGCCAGCGTTGTGCGCCAAAGAAACAAATTAAAAAACAAAATAAAAATGCTAAACGAAATCAAGACTTTTATGAAATGGCTCTACTTGAGTCTAAAGGGAAAAGGTGCGAAGAATGCAATTCTGAGATTCCTTTCCCGTCTGCGACCAACGTCTCTCATATCGTTACTAAAGGGAGTAATTCGTTTGTGCGTAGTCATGCCCTTAATTATTTCTACTTGTGCCGGAGCTGTCACTTTATTTATGATCATGGTGACAGAGTTTCTATGCGAATATACGATGAGGCTCTTAGACGGAAACAAATCATAATAAAAGAATACTATGATAAAGTACGAGGGCAAAATAGTGGATGGCAAACTTCTGATGAAGGAGCCGATGAGATTCAAGCAAGACTTGAAGAACTTTGATGGTAAGGAAGTTTTTATAGAGGTTAAACTAAAGAAGAAGTTTAGGTCTCATCCCCAGAATGATTATTACTGGAGAGTTATTGTAAAGTCTTTTAGCGACATATTTAGTAAAGCAGACCTTACCCTTTCTAAAGAACAGATTCATGATATACTAAAGACTAAGTTCTTATTGGTGAAAGACCCATATCCACGAATTAAATCAACAACAGAACTAACCACGCTTGAGTTCAATGACTACATACTCCAATTGCAGGAGTGGGCAGCTTCAGAATTCAAATGTTACATTCCTGATCCTAATGAGTCTGGATACCAAATAGACCTAAAGTAAATTTTCTATTTGTCCATAAGAAGAATTTCAATACGGATATTAAACCAATCAAAGCCAATAGATTCATAATAGAGTCCTTGGCTTTTTTTATTGTCCTACCAGTCCAAGTGTATGGTTCATTTGGGGCATAAGCATCCTTTACAATCTTCTCTCTGTAGGTGGTGATGATTTTATCTTTACCAATAATTACCTTTTCCAATGAGTCGCAATTTGCGACAACAAGATAACCTTTCTTGTTCTTATCGTATTTAGCTTTTATAGAGGCTCTCCCAGCCTTCTTTTCTTTCGGGTCTGCCTTGGGTTCGTCACAAGGTAAAAACTGCGTCACAGAGTCCCCAGGTATAGTAATCGTGTCTGTCTTTGTAATCTCTATGGTGTCAATCTTGGTAGACTCAGCCACGGTTTTACATCCAAACTTTTCTTTTGCTGCACGTTCTGTGTAGCATCCAGTCAGCAATAATGCCGACATTAATAATATCCTCTTTTTCATATCTTAGATAATTGAAAATGCATAGGATCAGGGCGACCAGTCCAATCTCCACCCCAATCAAAACCAGCATCTTTAAAGCACTTTACAAAAGTTGATGATAGTGAAGAAGAGCCACCGAGTGGATTCCACGCAGCATTTACGTCAATAGCAATTCCCCATGAGTGAAGGCTCAATGCTTTTAGGCCACGCTTCTTTCTGATATTGAAGCAGCCATCCCAAGTCTTTAGCTCTTTTACGCAGCCAGTTTTAATTAGGCTTTCAAAAGCTTTCTTCAAGGGTTCAATTAAATCTTTGTTGCAATAAATCCTTTTAGGGATAACTCCTATCTCTAAATAGCTTGGGACATCCCAAACCTCCATCCACAACTCTGTTTCCGGGTTTCCGTATTTCTTAGTTGCCTGTGCTGACGTTACCATCTTCTTCTCCTATTAACATTGAAAGTCCATCAAGTATGGCTCCAATGACAAGTAGCAAGGATGCAATTTCTTGCTTTTCAGATACATAAGCAGAACCAGCAGCAACAACTATAATGCCCTTTATGGCGATGATAAGTTTTGCTACCCTCTTAGGGGTTGGCTTCAATATGTTTTTCCAGGCTAATGTCATTTTACCATTACGGATTTCAATTCTTTTATTCTAATTACTATCTCCCCGATTCCCCACATAAAGCCACCAATAATTGTAGCTGCGGCTAAGAAACCAAGCGCCCAAACCCTTTTGTTCTTAACCCAATTAATTACCTTCTCGGCAGCTAAAAATCTTTCTATCAAACCTGGATTCAGTCTGGACCCATCGCCATTTAGCATATCCTCTATCCTTTTCTGAGACATTAGCATTGCTGCAATCTGTTCTCTTATTTCTGATAGGTCTTGCTGCATTTCTGAGGATGATCTTTCCAGATGGGTAAATCTGGTTTCCATAAGTATTAAGCGTTCTTCTATGTGTCCCATCGGCTAAGGGGCTACAATGTGCTAGTAAATGTTAAGCTAGGGTTTAGATTGCTCAAGTGGAAGATGTACATACCGTGCAACTCCACAAGGATGTCGCTGGTAAATACTTCAATCTCAATCTCTGGTAATGAGTATATAAACCCAGCATCTGTTGTACAAATATATGAATCAACATAACCTTGAGGTCTATCTTCCTTTACACCCAATCTTGTTGAGTAGTTAACCACCAATTTGTCTAACTTGTTTGGTGTTTGTGTTTCTAATGTTGTAGCTATAAAGCTAGGTGTATTTATTAGTATCATAATTAATTAGTATATTAAAATTACATTGGTGAGTGACTTATTCTAACCCAAGCTCCTCCTTGACGTACACAAAGATGGGCAATAGTTGTATTATAAACAACCAAACCATCTGCTGGACTTACGATAGCATTGACATCAGTAGTTGTCATTCTTGGGGGTAAAAATCCTTTAGTAGTACTATCAGCTTGTAAAATAGCTGAACCAACTAACACCCCTCCAACCGAGAAACCAGCTCCATAACTATCGTCTCCAAATCTTAATTCTAAATTAGCTCCACCCCTTCTTAACATTGGAGCAGCTGTACTTTGTTCTCCAAATTGCATTCTAGCCGTTGATGCTGGATTTCCAGATCCATCCGTCAATCTCATACAACCTGTTGAACCACCCATATTTGCAACCCATCCAGCACTATTATTTACATAAATAGCTCCAGAATGTGATATTCTAAAAGATTCTACTTCTGCACCACCATTATTTGAATATCCAAAAACTAAATGTCCTACACCTGCAGAAGCATTACCAGTTTGTTTATTGTATATTCTATATGCTCCTGTTAATGATACAGTTCCATTCCAAAAACTACCTTGTAAAACTAATCCTGGTGACCATTGATTTGTAGTAGAAGATGTAGCAGAAGTTGTATTTATTAATGTAAAATAAGGACTATAATTTTGCCCAATAGATGTAGCTGTTATTGTAGATGCACTAGCCGTAAATCCAGTAAAAGCACTGTCGTTTGCAAGTCTGAAATCAATATTAGTACCATTTCTTTTAAGTGCAGGATAAGTAACAGTATTACCTCCAATTTGAAGAAACATAGGATCTCCAGCTGCAGCTCCAGGAGTGTAGACCTTTATTTGGTTATTTGCATCTGAAGATATAAAAGCCCCAGTATCTCTAAAAGAAATACCTCTATTGTATACAATGTTACTAGCCACATTTCCATTAATATCAATAGAAAATTTACTAACACCATTTATTTGAGAATCAATTAAATTACCAGTAAAACTACTAGCAGCATTTATTCCCAATCCAGTCCCACTTGTACTCCAATTAGTACTCGTTGTTCCAGTAGGTTCAATTAAAAGTTGTGGCTTAGTTGTTGTAGATGTTCCTCCACTGAACCAAGTACCAGTAAATGATGCGGGTGGAGTAGAAGCCGCACCTGCCGTATTTGCATTTAATGTTCCAGTAAACGTGTTTGCTGAAAATACATTTCCAGAAACAGTCAATAGACTATCCACCTTCACCGCATCTTGAGCTAGTTGAAGTGGAGATACATTTCCCATCCCATCCGTAACAACCTTGTACCCTGTTGCAACTGCCGTTAAAGGTAAGTTTATACCTGCTGTTGGCGTACCTACTGTACCAAGGTTTATTATACCTTTGTAGTTTGTGCCAATATCAAAACCATTTAAATTTGCCATCTATACTTTATTTATCCCCAATTTTTACTTGAAGGTGATCCCCAATTTTTACCTACAGTTGTACCCCACTTGAATGCAGATACAACAGCCGCCTTGGCAGTTGTATAGATTCTCTGAAGTCCTAGTCCTAATCCTAACATTATACTCCTAAGTTTGTTCCTGCGTAAAGTCTAAAGTACCCATCCGAAACATCAAACTGTGTTATATTGCCATAGATGATTAAACCAGTTGTTACCGTAGATGCCTCTATAATATCTCCAGATGTAATATATTGGCCATCTATCGTAATATTAAAAGCAGCGTATGGAGAAAGTATTTGTAACGCACACCAGTTGCCAGTAACATTAGTTACTGTAGAGATGCTTGATATAAACACATTTTTCCCACTCAAGCCGAAGCTCATGTTCAGGTTTCTGTACAATATATTTTTAATTTTTTCCCACATAGTATTTTCTATAAGTGTTACAAATATAAGCTATTTTTTTGATAAAATCAAGGGCGTCTTCCTTTTACGAGAGCCGTTATAGTTGTTGCTGCAAGTCTTATGTAGTTTACTGCCTTAATCTTTACCTTAATGTACTGACCTATAATGGCTTCCTGCCCATTTATCCCACGTTTTGCGTGTGTAATTAAAGAGCTTCTTCTGTACACTAAGTCATCACCAGTACTGATACTTGAGTTGGTATCAGAACTAAATGTAACTTCTGTTCCTGGAGAGTTCCAACTGTTACCTACAGCGAAGGCTGCACTCAATGCTCTCTTGTCTGCTATTGCGTTTTTGTTGAACACAGACTCAGCAATGAACTGACCTATGCCGCCACCTGGCCATTTTAACCAATCGCTACCAGTAGCTACAGAGTAAGCAGTACTTCCATAGATGGCAAATAACTTATCTCTGAATGTGAAGAATCTATTCAATCTAGCTCCAAATGTGTACTTTCCAGTAGACATATTGTACACCTCGTTCCAACCCAATATTTTAGTGTTATCTGTTACATAAAGTTGTTGTTTTCTTGGGTGGTATCCCATTAGGTTTTTAAACTCATAACTATCAGCAGTAAAGTTGTTTAAGAAATAACTTCTAAATCCGTGAACATCAGAGAGTAATGAAACTCCATCTGAACCATACCTGCATAGCTTGTAGTACTTATCTGAATACCAGTAAGGCTGGGCATTACCGTTTCTATTCTGGGCATTGATAATGGCTGACTTTGTAGATGGGCCGTATGTCGTTACAATTCTTCTGGCGTTAGGGTAAACACTACCAGATGAAGTTTGAACATTACCAGCGGTGGTATTTACAAAGGCATCTGAACTGTAAGGCAGGATTGTAACCGCCCTTGGCTGCAACACCATCATGTAATCCTGCACGTCTAATAAACCAATAATTCTTCCATTCTTAGGATCTAACTCAGCGGTGTCAAAAGGATTTAATGTTCTATAGAAGTCCTGGATAGATGTGAATGGTTTTTGAGGGCTATAGTATATTGTTGTCGGTTGATCTGAGTTATCGGCAATATCTTTGTCGTATGGTCTCAATACGTTGACGTTGTTGTATGCAGAGAACCCAGCATCAAAATTGAACTGGTCTTCAGCTACTTGTGTTTGGTCTGCGTATGGGAATAAATACTTGGTTATAGACTTTTGCCCATATAAATTCATTGTACTTGGAACAGTATAGTCGTTATAGCCTAATTGAGTGTTAAACTTAGATTGGCCATAATATGTTATGAATGAAGATCTAGTTCTTTCACTAGTTCCATAATAACTCCAGTATCTAACCTTTAGAATATTTTTTTGAGTATAAGTATCACCACCAAATACACTAGCCGCTGAACCAAATTGAGACCTAGGAATATAAGTTCCGGTGTAAAAAACATTTATATTCTTTAAGTTGTACTGATTAGCAATTGGTCTGTAGTATTGAGCAATATAAATTCCATTATCAGCACCAAAACCAAATCCAGTTAATGTGTTTTGTGTAGGGTCACCTAGATTGTCTGGGTTGGTCAATGAGAATGCTATACCTTCTTGAGATCCATTACAATTCTGCAATATAGCTGTGTTTGGATAGTAATATAATCCTGAGTCATCCGAAAGCATTGTAGCTCCTTTCGTGTTGAATGGCTGATAAACAGCATCTTGAATATCCAAGTTAACGCTATCCCCTACAGACGTTGCTCCATTGTACTCTGCGTAGGCTCCAATAAAAGGTCCAACCTGAATGCCACTTTTATTGTTCATCACTCCTGGATTTCCAAAATCAATTATTATGTCTCCATCATTTGGCTGGGTCTTGTTTTTTCTTATATCAGGAGACACAAACATTCCAAACCTTCTTTTACTATTGTCATTTGGAACATCATCTCCATACTTTCCATTTGACTGAGGTATAGAAGGGTACTCTCCTGTATTGAACGAGCCATTAATGTAATTATCCGCAGCCATAACAATACCTGTGCCAAGTATAGTTGGATTACACTCCCCTCTCCATATAGAAACACCAAGTACATCCTGATTTGAACTTAAAAAATCAAGTCCATAAACCTGTAAGTATCTAGAGTATACCTCTAAGTTAGAGGTGTTGTAGTCTGTAAATAAATATTCATCATGGATTCCACCAATAAGACTATCAAAAAGGAATGCATCAGTACCAAGTAAATATGGACTGCTTATGTAGCCAGACTTATAATGAACTCTAGCGTAGAATGGATATCTTTCACTTAAAGTATACCCAACCTTTTTAGCACAATTAAATGGGTCTTGATATTCACCAGGCTTAGAACCATTGAAAGAAGCAGTTGAGTATAAATATCCACTCATTGAAAGTGTTGATACATTTACGTTATTTGAAGGTGATGTTTCACTGAAACCAAAGTCTAGTGTTTCACCAAAGCTTAATTCAACATCAAACACAATGTTAGTAGTAGCACCACCAGTTTTTAAACTTGTTTGATTTACAGTAATTAAAGTATTTTTTAAACACACAAAAGACAATGTGTCTTGAGGATAAACATCTTGAACGTCAATATCAAATGTAAACCTAAATAAAGAGGGATCAGGATATGCTGATACAAATCTAGTTGCGTTTTGACCACTAGGCCAAACATACGGCTGAAGTTCTCCTGCCTCATCCTCAAACACATTTAATGTAAATAATTGCGAAGTTATATTGCTTGCTCCGGCAGAAACTCTTGGAGTAAGTGTATTTATAGTCCCTACGTTTCCAATGTTCTCTTTCCCTTGTTGCATTATTAAGCCTGCAAATCCAGCAGTAAGATCCTCGTCAAATTCAACACTTATATCTGCAAGATTTAATCTGTTTCTTTTAATTTCTAGTGACTCGGCTGTTTTAATAACTGAAACATATTCTGGTAAGTCTTTAGTATCTAAGCTTGAGGTGATTTCATTACCAGTATGATTAACAATGATTGAGTTAGACGTTACTTTAAACTTGTCAACTATGTACGCAGTCTTAGCACCACCAGCATCATAGATACAAGCAAGCTCTATATAGTCGTAAATATAAATAGGAATACCACTAACCAACAATTGATTTATCTTAGTTGTTATAGTTCCTGATCTATCTCCTTGGATGTTTATAAAATTTGATCTAGAGTTAAAGGTTTCAACATAGACAGGGATGGCATTAGGAGTAACAAACGACCAAGGCGTAGTGTTCTCTGTACCTTTAACCCCGGCCCTAACTGCATAGAAATATCCTCCAGATGGAAGACTACCACCTGATTGTATTTGGTCGCTATATTCAACCCTTAACTCTGGAGCGAAAAGCTGCAATGAGGTTTGCTGTTCTTCATACCCACCAATGATATATCCGTCTGGATTTCCAGTATTAAAATTATCTTTTGTGTATTTGTAAACAGAATCTTCAGCTATGTTTTTTGACACATACAATACTCTTGGCTTTGAGCCATAGGTAAAGTACAATCCCCACTTATTATCTGCAATTGATTCTCCTCTAACATCAATAACCTTATCACCAGGAAATAGAATCTCATTAGACCTCATCAGTCTTGTGTATAGGTAGGAGGAACTAGCATCTTCTTCAACAACACCAATTTCACTAATTGAGTTTCTATAAGAAAACACAAATAGTTTATCATCTAAGTACAAAGACCCATACTGAAAAAATGTAGTAGTATATGGTATAGCAATTTGCAGTACTGGGACAACAACTCCATCCTGTTCTATAATCCAAGATTTATATTGTGGTGTTAAAGATTGCTCAAAGTACACAGCAATGTATCCACCATCTACGCCACCATATTGCTCAGCGGTTATTCCATAAGGGGCTAAAAAAATATTAAGAGTGTCAACAAAAGATGTACTATCTTCAATATACACACTTGCAACAACTGTTCCATTGGTATCTTTTAGGGTTACTGTTGTGTAGTCTATATAATTAAATCTAACAGTTATTGGCTGAGGATCCGCAGTGGGAATACTATAAGCCTCCTCCATTGACCTTAATGGCTCAATAGACAAAGAACTCCCAGCCCCATCAGACAT